TCTACATTTAGAGAAGCTGTCGAAGCACATCAAAGAATTACACAAGGCAGAAACCCTGCTGACATGTCACCACAAGAGTACCTAAAAGAGTTGTTTGAAACTAACGATGTTATAGACGGTCAAGAAGTTTGGACATCTAAAAATGTTGTTGTAGCTGATTTAATTGGTGGCACTTTATTAAAACAACTACGTGATATAGGTGTAGCTGGTAGAGAAATATCTGATCTTGTAGATATACAAGACATAGATGGCCCTGCTAAACAAATAGTAGATACTATGCTAACTGCGTTGTATCAAACTAAAAAAGCTAGGTTTATCAAGTCCGATAGTTTTAGAGCGTTAGGTGCAGGCAAGGCTAGAAAAGAAGCTATAGATCAAAGCTTAAATCAAGCTATGGAAGATTCTCGTGATTCTATTTTGTCTATGTTAAAAATAGCAAAAGATGATCCTGACGATAACTTAATAAATGCTGTATTTGAAGCTTTTTCTATGATGGAGAATGTCAATACTTTAGAAGACTTTGATAACTGGGCAAGAACTATTATAAAAGGTGGTAAGTTAGACCCTAACGGTGTTGACAGAACAGGTGCTCTGATAAGAGAGCTAGAAGGTGTCATGACTCATAGTGTGCTATCTGGCCCTAAAACACCAGTTCGAGCTATAATGGGTACATCTACTGCAACATTCTTACGTCCCTTATCTACTGCTATAGGTGCTGCATTACGTTATCCTTTAAACGGAGACGCAGCTACATTAAGATCTAGTTTAGCTGCGGTCAACGCTATGGTAGAAGCTATACCCGAATCGTTTACACTATTTAGAAGTAAGCTAAACTCATACTGGAAGGGTGATATAAGAAAAGTTAAAACTCGTTTTAGTGAGTATACAGCAGGCGACGATAACTGGGAGATACTACGTAGATGGGCAGAAGAAAGCGGAAGAGCTACACCCGGAGAAACTGCGGCGTATCGTGTAGCTAACATGGCAAGAAGTATGAACAATAATAACTTCTTAACATACTCAACAAAGTTAATGGCTGCAACCGACGATGCTTTTGGTTATATACTTGGACGTGCAAAGATGCGTGAGAAAGCTATGCGTAAAGCTTTAGAGTTACAAGGTAACGGTATCGAGGTTCCTATTATTAACAAAAAGTTAATGAAAGCCTATGAAGATGATTTCTATGCACAAGTGTTCGATGCTAACGGTAACATAATAGACGAAGCTACACAGTTTGCACGTAAGGAAGTAACGCTTACACAAGAGCTTACGGGTTTTGCCAAAGGTCTTAATGACGTGTTTACTGCTGCACCTCTAGCTAAACCATTCTTTTTGTTTGCTAGAACTGGTGTAAATGGTCTTGCACTGACAGGTAAGTATACACCCGGATTTAACTTCTTAGTCAAAGAGTTTAATGACATAGCATTTGCTAACCCTAACGATTTAGGTAGTGTATCTAAGTATGGTATCTATACCGCAGAAGAGTTAGCTAATGCACGTGCGTTGCAAACAGGCAGATTAGCGATGGGTTCTGCCGTCGTGTTTATGGCTGCACAAGCTTGGATGCGTGGTGATCTTAATGGTAACGGCCCAGTAGATAGACAAAAAAGACAGATGTGGATAGATGGTAGATGGGAGCCTAGAACTATAAAGCTTGGTGCTGTACGTGTAGGTTATGATAACTTTGAACCATTTAACCTTATTATGTCTACAATAGCTGACGTAGGTGACGCTAGCGAACTTATGGGTGAAGAATGGACAGAAAATGAATTAGGTAAGATTTCTCTTGTAGTAGCACAGGCTATAACAAGTAAGTCATACTTAGCTGGTATCCAGTCTTTTGTCGATTTATTTGCAGGCAGACCCGGCCAAGCCGGTCGTATCGTAGCTGGATTAGCTAATAACCAAGTACCACTAGCCGGTTTACGTAACGAACTTGGTAGGTTATTTATACCACATATGCGTGAAATAAACTCAGGTATTGTACAGTCTATACGTAACCGTAACTTAATTACCGAAGCTCTTGCTGGAGAAGAGGGTCAGTTACCTGTAAAGTATGATATGCTTAATGGTAGACCTTTAAGAGATTGGGACTTTTTAACTAGAGCGTATAATGCAATTAGTCCTGTAAGTTTAAACTTAGATCAAAGCGAAGGTAGAAACTTCTTATTTAACAGTGGCTATGATCTACGTATGTCTACATATTATGCACCTGATAGCACTAATTTAACAGATGCACCTGTAGTTAGATCACAGTTTCAACGTGCTATAGGTTTACAAAACTTAGAACGAGAACTAGACAAATTAGCAAGAAATCCAAAAATTTTAGCATCTATGCAAAAGATGTATGATGACATAAAATCTGGTAAACGTGCTGATTACGATGCTAGAGACTACTATCATAATAGAATGATTGATTTGTTGTTCCAAAAAGCTAGAAGAAAAGCATGGGCATCAATTAAAGATCAGTCAAATGTTATTAAACTTATACGAGATCAAAAACAAAAAGATTTTGGTCAAATACAAAAACGTAGAGAAACAGCAAACATCCTCAACATATATAAATAATGTCACAACAATCCTTTTTACAAACAACAGCCACAGGATCTGACATCAACTTTACAATTACTACATTCTCATCCGATGAAATTTTAGTATATGTTGATGGTGTCAAAAAGACTGCTGGCGTTCATTATAATATAAATCCTTACAACTCTAACGGTCAAAGCACCGTAGCTTGGATAGGCACAAACCCAAGCAGCCCTAGTGTTATTCGTGTTGTACGTCAAACAGATGTACTAAACAATGGTGATACTGCTGTAGAAGGCAGGGCTACATATCAAGCCGGAGCTTCTGTAAAAGCAGACGATCTAAACAATAACCAAACACAGGTTCTTAGATCATTACAAGAGCACAACGATCAGTTAATACAAACTTACGATATAGAACCTGACGCTATTACGAGTGCTGTAATAGCAGACAGCCAGATTAACTCTGAGCATTACGTAGACGGATCTATAGACCGTGAGCACTTAGCAGCAGATATTGTCGATGGTACAAAAATAGCTGATGATTCTATAAATTCTGAACATTATGTCAACGGAAGCATAGATGAAGAACACATTGCAAACTCAGCAGTTACATCAAACAAGATTGCAAACAATGCAGTTACAACTACTGAAATACTTGATGGTGCAGTAACTAGAAATAAATTAGCAACAGATGCTATTGACGGAACTAGACTAGCAGACAACGCTATAGACTCTGAGCATTATACTGATGGATCTATTGATCGTGTACATTTAGAAGCCGACATAATAGATAGCACTAAATTAGCTGACAACGCAATTAACTCAGAGCACTATGTAGATGGTTCTATAGACAGAGTACATCTAGAAGCTGACATTATAGATAGTTCAAAACTAGCTGATGATGCTGTAGGAGCTGAACATATACAAGCTAATGCTGTTACTGATTCTGAAATATTAACAGGTACATTAGACAACAGATACTTTACTGAAACTGAATTAACTAATGGTGCTCTTGATGGTAGATACTTTACTGAAACAGAATCAGACGCTAGATACTTTAACATAGCTTCTGGTGAGACAATTAAAGATGGTGATACATTTCCTGACAACGATACTACGATTGCTACAACCGCAGCTATCAATGACAGAATTATTGACCTTATAGATGATGTCGGTGGTTTTGATATTATACAGAGTGAGCAGCACTTTCCTAACACAAATCCACAAGGCACTACAGGTCAAGCAGCTGTACTAAGTATCAAAGAGGCCTCGACTAATCTAGTTCCTAGCGGTACAACTGTAACTATAAGTAACGGTAACTTAGCTAACAACGCTAACATTACTATAACTGGTGTGACCTCTACCATACCTACGGGCTTTGGATTTTTGGTAGAATCAACAAGTACAACACATACATATGCGTTTCACAGGTTAGTTCCAAAAGCAACAGAGGTTACAACTGTAGCTAGTAATATAAGTAATATTAACGCTGCTGCAAATAACGAGAGTAATATAAACGCCGCTGTATCTAATGCGTCTAATATAAATGCTGCGGTATCTAACGCATCAAATATTACAGCTGTAGCTGGTAACGCATCAAACATAAACGCTGCGGTATCAAACGCGTCCAACATCAACTCAGCTGTAGCTAATGCATCTAATATAAATACAACAGCTGGCAGTATTGCTAATGTAAACAATGTTGGTACAAATATAGCAAAAGTAAATTCTGTAGCAGCTGTAATAGGCGGTACACAAACTTTTACTATTACCGTACAGAATGTAAGTGGTTCTAACTATTTCTTTGTAGACGGACAACAATCACCAGCGTTAACTCTTGCTAGAGGATTTACATATACATTTGACGTATCAGATAGTAGTAATTATAACCATCCTTTAAGATTTAAAGATGGTAGTGGTAACTCATATACAACAGGAGTAACTGTTAGTGGTACAGAAGGTCAGTCAGGAGCTACTGTAGTCATTGCTGTAGCAGCTAACGCACCTAGTTCATTACGTTATTACTGTACTGTACATGGTAACGGTATGGGTAACACTATAACAGTTACTGATGATAATATAGGAATTGTTGCAGGCTCTATTGGAAACGTTAATACTACTGCTGGATCTATAGCCAACGTAAATACAACTGCTGGTTCTATATCAAACGTAAACACAGTAGCAAGTAACATATCTAATGTTAACAGCTTTTTTAACGTATATCGTATAGGATCTAGCAACCCTACATCTAGCTTAGATGTTGGTGACTTGTTCTTTAACACTACATCTAACTCACTTAAGGTTTATACTGGTAGTGCTTGGGTAGATGGTGTTACAGCTACAGGTAACTTTGCTGTTGTTACTGGTAACACATTTACTGGTAGTAACAACCATAACGACAATGTAAAATCTATATATGGTAATAGTTCAGATTTAGAAATTTTTCACGATGGAAACTTTTCTCGGATAAAAGATGTTGGAACAGGAGATTTAGTACTTCAAAGTAATACTATTTCTTTTGTAAATGCTGCTGATAGTGAAACAGTTGCTCAATTTAAAGAAAATGGATCAGTAGATTTATATTACGACAACAGTAAAAAGCTTGAAACAACTTCCTATGGAGTCTTATCTAATGAAGCTTTAAAAGTTAATGGTAGTTTTTTAGAAATTAATAATAATGCAGATAGTCAATTAACCCTTAATAAGGCTAGTACTCAATTATTCTCCGTAAGAAATAACTCAACATCAAGCGTTCATATAAACACACAAAATAGTGCAATTTTAGCTCTTGGTGTTTCTACAGGTACTAATAATGGATCAGTAGAATCACACTTACAAATTCTTGCTGGCGGTAACGTACGAATACCAAATGATTCTGGAAAACTACAACTCGGTGCTAGTCAAGATTTAGAAATTTTTCACGATGGCTCAAATTCATATATAGAAGAAGTTGGCACAGGTTCATTAATAACTAGAACAGGTACATTTTTGCTTCGTAGGATTAGTAATAATAATGATATGCTTGCTGCTAATGGTGGAGGGTCAGTAGAACTATTTTATGATGGCAGTAAAAAGTTTGAGACAGACGGAAATGGTATTACCGTGCAAGGTAATATTAATATGGCTACTGATAGCACGTTGTTCCTTGGTGTAGGAAATGATTTTAAATTATTTCATAACGGAACAACGAATTTTATTCGATCTGGCAATGGTAATATACAAATTGATGATAATTCTGGTGTAGTAAATGCAAAATTTATACCAGCTGGAGCTACTGAATTATATCACAATGGATCTAAAAAGCTTGAGACAACAAGCGGTGGCGTAAGCGTAACTGGTACTTTACAGCTTGGTGGTACTTTAGATGCTAATGGACAGGTTATAAGTTTTCCTGATTCTAATGGATCTACTAATCAAGTAAGATTTGGAACTGGCGATGATCTAAGAATTTATCATCAAAGTAATAGTAGTTACATAATTAACAGTACTGGAAATCTAAACATAGGCAGTAACAACGAAATAAGACTTAAAGGTGGAAATGACGTTGCTGAACATATGGGTAGATTTATAGATAATGGAGCAGTACAACTTTATTACGATAACAGTCTAAAGTTCCAGACTACAAGTGGTGGAATTTACGTAACTGGTGCTGCTGTATTTCCTGACGGCCCGAGCAATGGTATTCAGCTTGGTAATAGCTCAGATCTACAAATTTATCATGATGGTAGCAATAGTTACATCAAACAAGTAAGTGGTGCTACTGGTGATTTACTAATTTTTGCAGATGGTCACGACCTAGAATTTATAACTGCGTCTGGTGGACATAGTGCAATAATGAAAGCTGGTGGAGCAGTAGAGCTGTCTCATAACAACGTTAAAAAGTTTGAAACTACAAGTTACGGAAATGCTAGTGCTGGACAGGTAAGAGTTACTTCTTCTAACGCTTCAACAGTCGGCTTCTCGCTTGGAGATGCAGGCACTGGATTCTATAATACAGGTTCAAATGCTATTGGATATTCTGCTAACGGCACTCAGAGATGGAATATAAACAGTTCGGGTAGTTTAACATTATTAGATAATGTACACGCTAATTTCGGAACTGGTAGTGACTTACAAATTTATCATGATGGTTCATTTAATTTTATTAGATCAGAAAATGGACATCCAGTAAATATTATAAAGAGCACTACTGAAAATATTGCAAAATTTATTCCTGACGGAGCAGTAGAGCTATATTACGACAATGCTAAAAAGATTGAAGCTATAAGCGGAGGAGCTAAAGTTACTGGCGTATTAGGAGTAGGTTTAAATCCTACTATTGATACAAACCATAGCTCAACTTATGCTTTGCAAGTTTCTGCTGCTGGTCAATGTTTAATTGCAGCTTTCCGTACTCAAGATGGTACAAGTGCAAGCAGTAACGGACTCATAATGGGTCTGGATCAGAGTTATCATTATGTAATTGGTAGAGAAAACAGACCTTTACGTCTTGGAGCTAATACTGTTATTAGTACAGAAATAGACACTAGCGGTCATCTTAGGCCAACTGCTAATAATAGTTATGACTTAGGTGCTTCTTCACGTCGTTGGAGAAACGTTTATACCAATGACCTTAACTTATCTAACGAAGGTGGTGCTAACGATGTAGATGGTACATGGGGTGACTGGACAATACAAGAAGGAGAATCAGACTTGTTCTTAAAGAATAATCGTTCTGGTAAAAAATACAAATTTAATTTAACGGAGGTATCTTAATGGCATATTTAGGTAACAGTAACTCCACATGGGTAGCTCCAGTTATTGGCGGTTTTGTAAGTAATATTACAACATCTTATAATAGTTGGAGTAGTTATCAAACCAGTTATTATAAATGGACTGTCCCTGCTGCTGGAGTTTATGAGTTGCATGCTAGCTTAAGAACTAGAAACTGGGGTGCGGCTTCATTTCAAAGATATGTAGTATATAGAACCAGTGACGGTTCTCGAAATGGCGATCACGTAAGAATGGCGTTTGAGCAGGCTCAAAACGCTTCTGCAATAAATGTTCAACAACACTTTGTATGGATTGTAGACACAACAGCTAATGGTGATACATGGTACTTACAAGGCAATGCTAATAGTAACAGTAGTGGTCATTCTATACAGTCTGACGCGAACGGTTATAATCAATGTTGGTGGAGGAGATTAAACTAATGCTTCATACAAAACCTTTTTTTAGTGACGCAATCTTTGAATTACACCCTAAAGGCTTTGGTGGGTTTGTATTTTGCGACCCAACTGGAGGGGCTTCCTCTGTAACTGAAGAGCAGTATAATGCTGGATATCAAGAGATAACAAGTGTAGATAGTGATGGCGGTGCTGTTTTATCTAATAATGTTTCTGACTTTACTGTTAAGTATGCAGATGCAAAAGCAAAGTATAACTCACTAATTACAACTTGGGACGCTGAAGAATACGCTCGTAATAGAGTATCAGAATATCCAGATTGGGGTACTCAACTTGATTACATTTATCACAACGGGATAGACAAATGGAAAACAAACATAGTTGATCCTGTTAAAAACAAATATCCAAAACCAGAATAAAATGGCAATTACAAAAACTTGGGAAGTAAACACCCTAGAAAGAGAACTAGCTGACGGCTACGTTAAAAAAGTTATCTATCGTGTAAAAGGTATAGACGGTAGTGAAGAAAAAGCAAGAGCAACTGGCGAAGTAGAACTTGAAAAGCCAAAAACTCTTATACCTTACAAAGATTTAACTCAAGATACAGTGCTTGGTTGGGTCAAAGCAAAGCTAGGAACTGATGAAGTTACTGCTATTGAAAAATGGCTAGAAGATGAAATAGCACTTCTTAACACACCAGTTACAGCTACAGGCAAACCTTGGTAGAAATACCCACTTTTCCCACCATACAAACCCCCTCAATACCTCTCCCTACAGCAGATGTTCCATCCTACATCCCGTTGGTTGTACCTCCGAGCGATCT